ATTATCTTCTATCTTATGCTATCTATTCTCTTTATCTTACTTATACTATAATAAGAAAGATACTATTCAAACAGAGACTGTTCCAATTATGTATATCCAAGGATTCAACTTTGATGCGGATTTAGATTTACTTCGTAGAGATATTGAACGTAAATATGGTTATACATTAGAAGAACTAAAAGTAGCTGACTTTAAGACATATAAACCTGGGATATCCATTAAAGGATTACTATCTATCTTAGAAAACAATACTAAGATATATGATGTAGTAGTCAAAGGTATGTATTATGCTGATAATAAACGTATATATGATGCATATAAATCAGTGTATGATGCTTTAATGATTAAGAAGTTTAGTAATAAATTCTTTAGAATCAATGGTTCCCAAGTTGCTAAGACTTATACAGAATACTTACGTTATCAAGATATAGATCTATATAACTCCATTCTTCGTATGAAGTCTATTGGTGAAGATCTACAACGTAAGAAAGCTATCACTAATACTATTATGGATACAGTTAAGTATATTGAAGTATTTATGGGATCTGAAGACTATAAACAGTTATTTAACTATCTTCCTGGTATTGGTATTGACTACTTAAAGATGTATGTATCTAAAGTTATAGATTTCTTTAAATCTTATAAGATTGAATTAGCTGGTTTAACTACAGTATATAACTTCGATAGAAGATATAGTCAATATATTAAACCAATAGATGCAGTTAAATATTTAGCTAAGTTAAGCAATGAAGACTTTGAGTTATTCTATGATGGATTCAGTAGCTATATTGCTAAGAAATATGAAATAGATAAGATTACTCAAAAGGAATTAGTATATATCTTAAGATACTACTTCAAGAAATATGGTATTAAAGATCATGGTATATCTACATTAGATCCAACTACTGACGTACATGATAAGATTCATATCTTTGCTGTACTTAAACGTACTGATGACTTACGTAATCTTATTAAGAAAGAGCTTATAGTCTATACTAATACATTAAGAATACATCATTATGGTATATCTGAAATGTATGATCAAGTTGGTTATAAAGCTAAACGTAAGAATATTGATAACTTTGAATTACATGATCATGTATATGTATCCCAGTACGATACAAATAGATAACCAAAACATAATAATAAATTTTGAAGATAAAAACTAATTGGAGGTAAATGTAAGATGCCTGATAAACAGTTGCATATTGCAGAATTTAGTCATACTAATGATGACAGTAATATTACTGCAACACATAACCGAACCAACATTAAAGTCTTTGTTGGTGGTACTGATATCTTATTATATGAAGGTGAAAATAAAATCATCTTACCTGGAGCAGAATATACTGCTACTCAACATTTTGATATTCCTAGACAATACACAACACCATCTTATAATACAGAAATGAACTTAGAAAACTCTGTATTTGAAACACCATCTACACCAGAAAAAGTTTACTTATTCTGTGTTGGTACTGATGGTTGTGGTCGTGAAAACTCTCAAGTATATGAAGTAAACTATGCTAAATGGTGTGCACCAGAGTATTTGGTTCCATTCCGTTTCCCATTGATTACTGAAGACTTGACTGATGCCAAAAAAGAAATCTATCATGGTAGTAAAATCATTGGTAACCGTGTAGCATATTACTTCAAAACATTTGAATCTAAACCAGTTAAAAAGATTCGTTTTGAAGATGGTACTACAGTAGATGCTACTATTTACAATTCAACTAAAGAATCTGAAGTTGAAACTTTCATTGAAATCAACTTAAAGATTACTGAAGAAGAATGTCGTGAATGGTTCATCAATACAGTTGGTATCAATGAAGCACGTATCAATACAATCTCTCTATGTACTGCATGGAAGAAAGAAATCAATGGTAAACAATACTATCAAGATATTCGTCCATTGACTAAATATAATATGCCAAATGAACAATTGATTGAGCTTTCCAAAGGCTTAGATATTGTTTATCAAATCTATTATTAAAATCAAAAGGTATCCCTATAGGAGTTGAACTCCTATAGGGGTATTCTTTTTACATATTGTTTAGGTATCTAGATAATACACTACGAGAATTAATATCATCAACTACTGTATGGATATCTTCCTCAGACATATATTGGAATGCATCCATAGCAGATTTATTCATTAAGTCTTTTACCATATATTCAGATCTACAAGTTGCTAAGTATCCTGTACATAAAGAAGCTAACTTGTCAATATCTTTATTAAGGATACATATTGTCATAAATATACCTAAAGCGTTACCTTCTTTGGAAGATGCAGTATGTTTTATTTGACTAATAATCATACCAAGTACTTTATCAAATACTGCATATGATTTATCTAAAGCAATAGTTAAGCATTCATAGTTATTCTTAGCCAAGAATAAATCAGGAGTTGGTATTGCTTTATTAATCATACATATGATAGTATAAGACTCTGATTTGATTGCATTTAATAATAATCTATGATAATCTAAATCTATATTTAGAAATACCAAAGTAGCTCTAAAAATATTACTATACTCATCATTAGATACAATTATATCAAAAGTATCATCTAAAGAATACTTTGTCTCTCTAGGAATACTAGATAAGAATAATAAAACATCATCATTATCAGTAACACAATTTAGATCAGATATTAATGATTTAAGACTACCAGACGTATCCCCCTTACGGTTATACTTTTTAGCTATTAACGGGATTACATTAATCATATTTGCCTCCAAAACAATATAAATGGTACATCCAAATTAATTGGATGTACCACTTTTAATTATTTTACACTTAAGAATGGATTAATTCTAATAGCAACCATTGCACGTTTTTCATTAGTATACTCTTGAGTACCAGCCAACTTCCAACCAAGATAGATATCAAATCTAAATTGTTTATTAGTAAATGGTACTGTCCAATATTCTGCTGATTTTACAGAGAAGTATCTATCAATACCATGTGGATCTTCAATAAAAGATACAAAGATTTGTTTACCTTTAGTTTGGTCATTCTCTAATACATGTTGGTTAATACCAGTGTAAGTTATACCAAGAATTCTATATGCAAATCCATAAGCAGTATTTCGATATAGCCATAATAGTCTACAGAAATATCGTTGTACTCTTTCTTTAAAAGTAAAGTCATCATCTAAGATAGCTACATGACCTGGAACTAATTCTTCATTAGACTTTTCTTCTGGATAATATTTATAATGCTTCTTAAAGTCATATCTAAACACTTTAGGAACTACTTCTTCATAGATCATCCAGTCTATATCAAGACAGTTATCATAAGTTTGCCATAGTCTAAATATCTTAGGGAGATTACCATACTTATCACAGAATAGAACTACAATAGGATTAGTAATATAGCATAAGATTTGGAAGAATACAGCTACAAAGTAACAGCTAATATATTCTGGAGTAATCAATTTCATAAAGTACTTAAGTGCTTTTCTAGTTACAGGTAACATTAGTTACCTCCAGTTTCTTCTAAGCTTACAGCTTTGAATGCACCATCAGTACCAAGTTTAGCTTTTTCAACACCATTGAATGTGAAAGATAATTCACCAGTATTAGTAGCTAAGATTTTCCATCCATTACCTAAACTTACAGTATCAGTTTTAGCTAAATCTGCTTTAGTAGCAAACTTAGTATCCATTTCACCTTTATTATATAAGTCTTGGAGTTTCTTATTTTGATATTTAGTTACGAAGTAATGGTTATCATCTTGAGTAATCATAGATGCTGGTAATGTAGCAGGTAAAGTATAATTATTAGCACCAGCTTCAATGCCATCTAATTTAGCTTTGTCTTCTTTAGACATTTTACCATCAGCAGTCGCAGTTGCTTTAGGCATATTACTACTAGAAACTACTACCCAGTTAGATCCATTGTATTGATAAGTATTACCTTCATCTAATACAGATACAGTCCAACCTTTCTTAGGAGACGGATATCTAGTAGAGATTTTAGATTTAGTATCTACAGCTTCTTTCCATTCCATACCAGAGCTTGCTTCAGTAATCTTATCAGCAATCTCAGTTGCAGTTAAAGTAGCAGCTAACTTATCTTTTTGAGCTTTAGACATAAATTGTTTATCTTCAGACTCAGTGATAATATTAGCTGGAATAGCTGTTACATTTACAGTCACATCAGAAGTACCATCAAATGATACATCAGCTGCAGTTACACCAGAGAATTTAAACTTACGAGCAGTTTTTAATTTATCAGCAGATGCAGCATTCTTAGTAATATCTACATCTAGTGTAGATGGATTACGACCAGCAATTACATGACCTTGACGATCTACAGTAACAGCAGTAAATTCAGTTGCAGTTAAATCAGTTTGAGTATTAGGATGCACATAAACCGTATCAGTAAATACCGCATCAGCCGGTACATCTTTACCTACAGTATGACCATTAACTCTAGTGATATTAAGATTATTAGCAATCTCATTATAATCAATAGCTAAATCTCTTACATTAAGATTTACATCACTTGTACCATCTACAGTTACTTCGTTAGCTGTAGCTTTACCAGTGATCTTAATTTTAAATGGATTGAATCTAGTACCAGTTTGTGTACCACCAGCACCAGCTGCAATGGCAGCTAAATCTAATGCTTTGATAGCTTTATCAACGAATTTAGTTGTAGCAATTTGATCTGTAGCTGTACCAAATACTGCTGTCGGAGCAGTTGGTTTACCTTGGAAAGCTGGAGATTCTTTTAATGCTAATTCATTTAATTCAATGCCACCAATTCTGTCTGCAGTATCAGCATGACTAGCATTACCAGAGATAGAGATATCATATTTACCAGATAGTTTATCTTTACCTAAGACACCTCTAAGTGCGGATGTATCGATAGTTGTAACTGGGATAACTAGATCCCCACTACCATCAAATTGTACTGGAGTAGAATCAGCTACACCACCAAGTTTGATATTGATCTTATTAGTTAATCTATTAGCTTTGATTGCAATTTCTGGTTTAAAGATTTTAAGTGTGTTAGTAATAAAATCAGTAGTTGCAATTTTATTGGAAGAATCACCCAATGTAGGAGTTGGTGCAGTTGGTACACCAGTAAAGTTAGGTGATTCATTAGGTGCTTTATTATTCCATGCTTCTCTATCTAAACTATTAATATGAACATTCTTATCTTTCATATGTCTACTTAAGTTATAAGACACAGATTCAGAAGAATCTTTAATTAATGCTTGAAGCTCTGGAGATAAATCATTTAATGAAATTTTATCATATACAGGATTAAAGACTTCCATATTTGTCTCCTTTCAGTTAATCAATTACCATAATGTTTTAACATAATGATAACCCCCGATTCCACCTTTAGAGGGTCTTTTGGGGCTTATTTTATAAAAAGGAGGATTTAAAATTCATGAGTCTTTTAAGATCTCTGAGAGCCAATATGGCTTTAATTTGCATGGGCTTCGGTCTATTTGCAGCAGTTTTAGTTTTAGGATCTTGGTTATTCGGTTATTGGTCCAATGGGCTATACGGAACTAAGTTTGAAATCGATAGCTGCTGGCAAGGATTGTCTGCCTGTGGTGTTGGCTTAATTGGTTTATTCAAATGGTTGGTGGATAGTTCTAAGAATTCTCCAGAAGGTGAATTTCCTATTGCACCAAAAATTGTAAAAACTCCCATTGTTGAGCAGCCTGTTGTCGAGCATCCGATTGTAGAAGTGCCCGTTAATAGTAAAGCTGCAGATGATGTTATTGAAATGGCTAATTCTTCTAGACCAAAGAAGATTCATAAGCCGCTTAAAGAAATGTAAGGAGGAATTAAATTATGAAAATCGGTGAATTATCCGAAAAGTATGAATCTGGCGGTGCTGGTATTGGTACTATTTCTAGCGGTTGGGGAGACCCAGGCGGAAAATCTTACGGCACTTACCAATTCTCTAGTAATGCAGGTTCTTTAGATGAATTTGTAGACTGGTTACAAGAAAAAGGTTATTGGTTTGGGGCTGAATTAGCTAAACATCCTTTAACTGGTGCTGAATTTGATGCAGCATGGAAATGGTTAGCTAACTCTGATAATGCTAAAGATTTCGAAGAAGCTCAAGATAAATATGTACTTGAGCATTACTATGATCCTGCAATTGCTATTCTTCGTCGTATTGGATATAATATTGAAAACCATCATGAAGTTATGAAACAAGTAGTATTCTCTCGTGCTATTCAATATGGTATCGGTAATATCGAAGAAATGTGGATGGATGCTCTTGATTATCTTGGATATCCAACTATGTCTTATGTAGATGGTAAGAATATTGATAGAGCTATGATCAAAGCAATCTATCTTGGTGTATGCTCTTCTTATGAATGGAACCAATCTGCTAGTCGTCAAGCTTTACTTGATCGTTTCCAAAGTGAATGTGAAGATGCTCTTGCATTAATTCCTGAAGGCGAATAACCTTATGCTCCAATGGGTCTCAGAACTCATTGGAGCCCTATTTTGAACATAAACGTAATACAAATAAAGGAGGTTAATGTATGCCTTATAACTACGAATTAGATAAAATTGGCTTTAAAGAACTATCTTTATCTCTTCAGAATACTATAAAGCAGAATCTTGCTCATACGCAAAATGAAGTTATTCATGTAACTCAAGAAGACAAAGATAGATGGAATAAAGTAACTGATTTACCATTGGCGGATGAACACACTAAAGGCTTTATGTCACCAGAAGAAAAACTAAAACTTGCTGGTATTGAAGCTGAAGCAAATCATTATGTGCATCCTAATACGGCAGTTACACCTGGACTATATTTGCAAGTAGAAGTAGATCAACAAGGTCATGTAATTTCTGGTCGTAATCCATCTAAGATTAATACAACTGCAGATAATGCAGATCGTCTTGGTAATGTACCAGCTGACTCTTATGCTAAGTTAACTTCTCCAACATTCTTTGGTACTCCTAAAGCACCTATGCCTAAACTAGATGCCGAAGATGATCAAATTGCTAATATTGGTTATATTAAAGCTCAATCTCCATATGTAAAACAAGAGAACGATCCTGAAGAGAAAGATCAAAAGAAATTCTGGATTGGTCCTAACAATTGTTTGAACGCATATGACCCAGTTAAGAAATGGAATTCAGTATTTGCTGAAGTTGGTTTATTCTTAAAAGCATTAAATGATGATACTGAGAAACCAACTAAACCAAATGATTATTCTAACTTCTTTAAATTCATTGGCAAACGTAAAGTATCAGTACTTGGATTAGATACAGAAACAACGTCTGAATATGCTACAGTATTTGGTTTACGTGCAGATGAAGATGAACCAGCATATGAATTTATTCTTTTAGATGATAGATGTATAATGAGAGTTGGCAAAGGTGATACTTGGAATTATAAAACTGATGTATGCTAGTAAGGAGGAAGTATGGCAACTAGTAAATTAGCCGTTTCTTTTTCTAGTAGAAGCGGTGTTAGTTATGATAAACAACTAGACAAAATTACCAATAAAGAACTTAACTCCTTGCTTAATGAGAAGATTGATTTATCATATGCTCATATTCAAGATGATGTTAAGCATATTACAGCTGAAGAGCGTAATCGTTGGAATACTATCTTAGATGGAATTAAACCTGCAACTGAACAAGTAGCTGGTCTAATGAGTGTTGAAGATAAGTTTAAGTTAGATAAGATTGATAACTTTGCTAATAACTATAAGCATCCTACAAGTGGGGTCAATGCAGGGTCTTATATTAGAGTTACAGTTAATGAGCATGGTCATGTAATCTATGGTGATAATCCTAATAGATTAAATGTTAATGTAGATAATGCAGAAAAGCTTGGTGGTATGCTACCATCTTATTATGCTAAAGCAGATAGTCCTACATTCACTGGTATAGTTAAAGTACCTGATGTAACTATAGGTGGTAATGCTAATAGTCCTGTAACTATTAAATTATTAGAAGATTATGTGGCTAAACAAATCTTAAATAAAGCATATCCTATTGGTAGTATTTATATTACTCTAGTAAATACTAATCCATCTGAAATTATTGGTGGAGAATGGAGACGTGTTGCAGAAGGACGTTGCTTGGTAGGTGTTAGTGCTGAACGTAATATTACTTTACGTAAGACTGGTGGCACAACCAATGTTATTCTTAGTGAAAGTAATATTCCTGCACATGATCATACTATTAATATAACTGGTACTACTGATAATAATGGAAAACATACACATATTGCACAGGATGTAACATCATTTAAAACAGAAAAAGAAGTTTCACGTTCAGATGTAAATGCGTATGAAAAATATACTAGAAGTTATGATGGTGATCACTATTATAGAAACGTACGGCGATATGTGAATGACACTATAGAGACACCTACATCAGAATCTGGTGATCATAATCATACATTTACAGTAAGTGGTAAGACCAATAAAATCGGAGGCATTATTCCTAGTGCGGTGAATATTGAAAATCCGTATCTTGGTGTATATATGTGGGAACGTATAAGTTAAAAGGGGAATTATATGAAAGCTAGTTTAGAAAATTTTAAAAA